AGATAGCAAGTATGCAATGGCAGATACAGATGGTGATGGCATCATAACAGATGATGAGATGGATCGCCACGAGAGATGGATACGTTTAGAGAACGAAGACAAGATGATGGACACTCAACGTACTATGGCATGGTTAGCTATGGGTACAACCATCGTAACTGTAATACTATTACTTACACCTATCATTAATGTAGCTCGTATGGAGTCTGCATCAGGGTTTCTTAACACCTTTCTTGTAGCACAGATGGGTGTCGTATTAGGATTTATGGGTGCTACAGCATTAACTAAAACTAAATCAAAAGAATAAAAACGCATAACAGGGTTGCATTATTATCCCTTTTATGTTATAACTAGTTGTGGTATAACTTCTTAGTCATTAACAGAGGAGTTATAAAATGATTAAAAAATTTTTAGAAAAATACCATAACTATATGGTAAATAAATCTGCGTACTATACTTTAATGGGTATGTCAGAAAGAGAGCTACGAGATCTAGGAATATCTCGTGGAGAAATTAGAAGACTAACAGGATTTGGGAGATAACAAGATGAGAAAATTATTTCTTGCAGGTACAATAGTTGCTTTATCAGCAGCTTCAGTACAAGCTGAAGGAGTTATAAAGGGTGGTATTATGTCCATGTTTAAACCAGATGCGTCTGTAGAGTATGGTATTAAAACTAAAAAATGGTCAGGTGATGTTGGTGTTACAGCTAACCTTTCTAGGTTATCTATTAGACCAGCACTAGACTGGGGATATGCAAGTGGAGATTCTTTTAGTATTTCTGGTGCATCAGTAAAGAGTACAATGACTTTAAGTAATAGTCTATCTGCTTACTCTAAACTATCTTTAGACAAAGACTTTAAATATAGTGACCTGTCAATCGGTGTTGCTATAGCATTTAAATAGGGAGAATAACTATGGATTGGATTACAGCAAGACTTAAAGAGCCTACAACTTATCTAGCACTTGCTCTTGCAGGTGTAGGACTAGGCTTTATGTTTAGTATGCCTATATTAACATGGGCAGGAATTATAGGCGGTATCTTTGGTATTGTTCTTAAAGAAAAGGGTGGGTCATCTTAATGGCCTACCTAAACCGTATACTACGTGCAATACTCGCTATGCCTTGTAACTGTTGTGATAAATGTCAGTGTGGTAGATAGTGAGTAGGCAACTTACAGAAAAGCAGCAAAAGTTCCTAGATGTTCTTTTTGATGAGGCTGCTGGTAATCCCGTAGCTGCTAAGAAATTAGCTGGGTACAGTGATACTGTATCCTCTACTACTATTATGGCAGCTCTTCAAGAAGAGGTAAATGATTTAACACGTAAGTTTTTAGCAGCGGCAGGAACTCGTGCTGCATACTCTTTATTAGAAGTAATAGCTAATCCTACTGACCTTGGTAATAAAGAAAAGCTAGCAGCTTCTAAAGATGTTCTTGATAGAGCTGGGTTTGTAAAAACAGATAAGGTAGAAATAAAATCTGAAAACCCTGTATTTATTTTACCACCTAAAAAAGATGACGACGAATAAAACTTGGAAGATACCTATGCCAGAACAAACTGAAGATGGCCTTGTATGGAAACCTGTAGTAAGAGTAGGAAGAATAATCCCTTTTGGCTATAGACAAGACCCAGAAGATAATGATATAATACTTCCAATCCCAGAAGAGTTAGAATTATTAGAACAAGCAAAAAAATATCTTAAACAATATAGTCTTAGAAATGTAGCTGATTGGTTAAGTGAAGAATCTAAAAGATATATCTCCCATGTGGGTTTAATGAAAAGAATTAAACTTGAACAAAAACGTAAAAAAGAAGCCTCGACTCAACACTACTATGCCCAACGGTATAAAGAAGCGTCCGAAAAAGCAAAGAAGCTTGAAGAACAACGTATCGGTGGAAGAAAAATTGAATACTACGGAGATGGTATTAGCACAGCCGAAGCCTAAAGAGTTTGAAGTAGAAGCAGCTCAGAAAGTTATCTTTCAACCAAACCCTGGACCGCAGACAGAATTTCTTTCTGCTGGAGAACAAGAGGTTTTATATGGAGGTGCAGCAGGTGGTGGTAAAAGTTTTGCCATGCTTGCAGATCCAGTACGTTATTTAAATAACTCTTCATTTAGAGGTTTGTTAGTACGTAGGACAACAGAAGAACTTAGAGAACTTATATCTGTATCTAAACAAATATACCCAGAAGCAATACCAGGTATTAAGTTTATGGAAAGGGATAAGACTTGGGTAGCACCTTCAGGTGCAACACTTTGGTTATCTTATCTTGATAGAGATGATGATGTTACACGTTATCAAGGACAAGCTTTTTCTTGGATTGGTTTTGATGAGCTTACACAATGGCCTTCTCCTTACCCTTGGAACTATATGAGATCACGATTAAGAACTACCCGTGATAGTAATTTAAAACTATACCAAAGAGCCACAACAAACCCAGGTGGTCCTGGACATACTTGGGTAAAAAAACTTTTTATTGATCCTTCTCCAACTAATAAATCTTTCTGGGCTACAGATGCAGAAACAGGAGAAACAATAAAATGGCCTAAAGGTCACTCTCGAGAAGGAGAGCCTTTATTTAAACGTAGGTTTATACCTGCAACATTATTTGATAATCCTTATTTATCTGATGACGGACTCTATGAAGCTAACTTACTTTCATTACCTGAGCACCAGCGTAAACAATTACTTCAAGGTGATTGGGACGTTAATGAAGGATCAGCATTTCCTGAGTGGAATAGGAATATACACGTTATTAGTCCTTTTAATATACCTGGTAATTGGGTAAAGTTTAGAGCTTGTGACTATGGATACGGATCTCATACAGGAGTTGTTTGGATTGCTGTATCACCATCAGAACAGTTAATTGTATATAGAGAACTATATGTAACTAAAGTTATTGCTACTGATTTAGCAGATAAAATAATGGAACTAGAAGAAGGTGAAAGTATTAGATACGGAGTTCTTGACTCTTCTTTATGGCACAAACGTGGAGATACAGGCCCATCATTAGCTGAACAAATGATTATGCGTGGGTGTAGATGGAGACCAGCAGATCGTAGTAAAGGATCTAGAGTAGCTGGTAAAAACGAATTACATAGAAGATTACAAGTAGATGAGTATACTGAACAACCTAGGCTTGTATTTTTTAATAACTGCACTAACACTATATCACAACTACCAGCATTACCTTTAGACAAAAATAACCCTGAAGATGTAGATACTCATTCTGAAGATCACTTATATGATGCACTTAGGTACGGTGTTATGACAAGACCAAGAAGTAGCCTATTTGACTTTGATCCGTTTGCACAAAAAAGTGGATTTCAAATGAGTGACCCAACTTTTGGATATTAAGGAAATAAAATGGAAGAAGAAGAAACACTAGATAATGAAATGTTATTTGACTCCTCTGAGTCATCTGCTTTAGAAGATAACAAAGAAGAAGACTACAGTGATCCTTCTGCTGGCAGAATTATAAACTTAGTTAAAGATTCTTATTCTAAAGCTTCTACAGGTAGAGAGGTTGATGAGACTCGTTGGATACAAGCATATAGAAATTATCGTGGTATCTATGGACCTGATGTACAATTCTCAGGCACTGAAAAATCTCAAGTATTTGTAAAGGTTACTAAGACTAAAGTATTAGCAGCTTATGGTCAGATAGTAGAAGTATTATTTGGTAATAATAAATTTCCTATTACAGTAGACCCTACTACTTTACCAGAAGGTGTAGCTGAATCAGTTTTCTTTGAAAGTAATCCTGAGCTAGTTAAAGCACAGGAAATTTCTTCTGAAGATAAAAAACTACTTCCTGGTGAAACAATGCCACAACTTCAAGAAAGATTAGCTGGTCTACAAAGTAAACTAGAACCTATAGCAGATAGATTAAAAGAAGGTATTGGTTCTACAGCAACAGAGATTACTTTTCATCCAGCAGTAGTAGCTGCTAAAAAAATGGAAAAGAAAATACACGATCAGCTAGAAGAGTCTAATGCTAATAAACAACTACGAGTAGCTGCTTTTGAAACTGCATTATTTGGCACTGGTATTATGAAAGGTCCTTTTGCCATAGATAAAGAGTATCCTAACTGGGATGAAGATGGAGTATACTCACCAACAATTAAAACTATACCACAAACTTCTAGTGTATCTGTATGGAATTTTTATCCAGATCCTGATGCGGCTAACATGGATGAAGCAGAGTATGTAGTAGAGAGACATAAAATGTCTCGTAGTCAAATAAGATCTTTAAAACGTAGACCTTTTTTTCGTTCTAACTGTATTGACATGGCACTTTCTATGGGAGAAAACTATGTTAAAGAATGGTGGGAACAGGCTATGGAAGATGAAAGCCAAGAAGCTAAAGCCCAAAGATATGAAGTTCTTGAGTTCTGGGGTAATGTAGACATTGAAGTCCTAGAAGGACATGATGTAGATATACCAGATGATATGAAAGACTTAGACCAAGTAAGTGTAAACATATGGACTTGTAATGGTCAAATACTAAGACTTGTAATGAATCCATTTACTCCTAATCTAATACCATATTATTCAGTGCCATATGAAGTAAATCCATACAGTTTATTTGGTGTAGGTATAGCTGAAAACATGGATGATACTCAAACATTAATGAATGGCTTTATGAGAATGGCTGTTGACAATGCTGCATTATCTGGTAATATGTTAATAGAAGTAGATGAAACTAACCTAACACCTGGTCAAGACTTAAGTGTTTACCCAGGTAAAGTCTTTAGGCGTCAAGGTGGAGCACCTGGTCAGGCAATTTTTGGAACTAAATTTCCTAATGTATCTAATGAAAATATGCAGATGTTTGATAAAGCCCGTGTATTGGCTGATGAGTCTACAGGCTTTCCTAGCTTTGCTCATGG